TTATTATGTTATAACATCTATTGTCTAATTTTGTCTCATCAACATCTTTAATGTTATCTATTGTTTCATCTTGTTTTTTTTGTGTGCTGTTTATCTTCTTGAATATACATGTAAGTATTTTAACATTTTCATTTGTATATAACATTTCGAAAAATCCCGTGAAATCATCCTTTATTCTTTTATATTTTTTGTCGTTATAAATAATGTTAAGATCCTTATCTGTTAATTTTGTCATTTGTTCTAATTCTTCATCATCATTGATTATTATATCATTCAAACCTACACCTTTGAAGTGAAATGATGGATCTTTTAATGTGTTTAAATCGGATGTGTGAGTACATAGATACTCCTTTTTATCTTTAAAATATGATATGTTTATATTTAAGTTTTTATATTCATCTTCAAATGATCCGAACACCTTAGAATTATCTTCATATATTTTATGGTTTATATATCTATCGTCATATCGTTCTACCTCTGGCCAATGTCTAACATTTATTTTTGAAGCCCATTCTTTCCATCTATTAAATGATTCTGGTTTTAATTTATTACTATCCGTGTCGGTATATATTAATTCGTCATAGTTAAAAAAATTATATTGGTATTCATGCATATACATTTTAGCATAATCATATATTAGTGTTCCAATATATAAGGGACTAGCACTTTTTATACATTCTCTTTCATCCTTTTCGTATGTGACATGTGCTTTATCTCCTTCTATAAATATTGTTTTAATGTTTTTAACGTCTTTATTCTTAGATGTTTTCTTATTCTTCATAATATTTGTAAATTCGTATGGATTGCATACTATCCTGTCGATCATTGTTAATTTTTGGTTTAATTTACCACTTGGAATATTCAAAACTAGTTTATAAGTCTGTCTCAACAAAGAACTATATTCTGGATCTTTATTCTCTTTGAGAGTGTCTTGTCTATTTTTCAGACTCATGACTTTTAATAATGGTTCAAATAGTTTACAACTCTTAATTTTATCTGAAAAATAATAACCGTTATATGTCTTAACAGATCCACCTATTTTTTTAATATATTCAATCATAGGAGTAGATAATAAAACATTATTAATTATTTTTGCATCCCAATTATTACCGTTCTTTTCTTTTAATGCATGGATATTAACTTTTATATTAGTCTGGTCAATATCACAATAATAAAATCCTATTAGATTAGATGGTTTTTTATTATAATCATCAGATTCGATTATCTCACCACAAGGATAATATACATCTAAAACACACATAACATAAGGATATAATGAACAAACATCTAATGAGTGCATTTTACCTGGTATTTTTAAGAATGTGCCATTAAAACATTGAACTCTTCCTGCTATTCTATTATTTTCTAAATCTTTGTAGAATTTATATAATTTATCATTGTGTTCATTTAATTCTTTAATTTTATTTTTCGAGTCACTGATAAAATTATCTTTTGATGTGTAAAATTTTGGTAAATCTAATTTTATGTCTTTCCAATATTTGGATAATACTGATTTGACTAGTGACCCTAATGTTATGTGTTTAATAACATCTTCATTTTCATATCCTTGAATGCTTTTAATACTATCTCTATATCTATTAAATGCCAAAGCTAAAGAAATGCTATCATATTTGTTGTATTCATGTAACTCTTTAGAATTTTGTATGAAATCTAATAATTCATTATTATTATATTTAGCTTGCATAAAATGATGATCAAAACCGTCTCTTTTGGCATTCAATTTAATATTAAAATCCTTACATGCATTTTTCAAACTTCCTGATATATGTTTTCTTAAATCAAACATTGAATGTCTCTTAAATATTGAGAAGTTTAACAATTGACCTTTCATAAAGCAAGGATTCCCTGTTTTTTCTGGAATATATTTTAAACATTCATTATAAAGTATATAGTTGTCAAAGTTGCAACCATTAAATGATATAAAATATAGTACTTTTTCCAATTGTAATTTTTCTATATATTCGATCATAAGCTTACCACAATCATAACCTAAAAATTTATTATTTCTATCATTTAAAAATTTTTCATATTCTTCTGCATTCAAATTATTATTAGCATAATTTTTTTCAAACATATCTAATTTATCTAAATCTTTATCATTGCAAACAAATAAATTCACTGAATAAGGTTTATTTATATTTTTATATTCAAAATCAATAACGGTCTCAAAATCAAAAAACACATATAACACTTCATATTTTACATCTTTGTTAAATTCATAACTTATAAGATTTTTGCTATGTTTGACTGTTGAGTTGATTAAATTAAATTTATCATCAATATTTTTATATATACCTGTTGAAAAATCAATATAGATGTCATCGATCTCAATATTATAACATATCTCAAAATGTTCATCAAACATATCATATACAATATAATAATCAATATTAGAATCGATATCTGGCTGATAAAAATAATGTTTAGAATAGTCACTATCATTATTATTTAATTTATAAAGTCCAAATTTAGAATTTGTATATTTGATAAGTTCTTTAGCGGAAACCTTCTTATTAACCTTAATATAGTTGGCAACGATTGCTATGTTATCAATTTTGTGATCCTTAAGATATTCTACCATATTAACAATACATTTTAAACCTTTCTCATCATATATATTTTTATCAATATCAATACCCGCAATATTTAAACATTGGAGACCGCAATAATTTTTTTCATATTCTCCAAGATTGATATAATTGTTATTATTGAAATAATTTGTTTTGAAAGATCCTCCTTTTCCTATTTGTTCAGATATTGTGATAATGTCAATGACTCCTAAATTAAGGATATAATCATTTTCTCCCAGTTTATCACTGCCTGCTGTCGGGTCGTCCTCAATATTTTTTAATAAAGATTGGTAATAAGTGAAAAAATCATCATAAGAAACAAAATAATTAAGGTCAACACTTCTAAATTTAACTTTTCCGCCTTGAATAGGTGACCAAATTGTATTAATGTAAGTTATCGTTTTATTTTCACTCATAAAATGTTCTCTATAATGCATGACTTTATCATAATATGCTTTTATTGTTTCAATTTTGTTACCGATTGTTACCCTGTAAATTGTAAAATTACCGAATTGATCTATTTTTGAAATTGTGTCCGGAACAACTTTCTTATCTTTCTTTTTTGGTTCTTTATCTTCCTTTTGTTGTTTAAAATAGTTATCCGAATTTATTTTATCCATAATAGAGATTAATTTGATTTTTGTTTGTTCTTTTTGGATTTTATGATTTTTTCTTGTTCCATCCTTGTATGAAATTGAAAAATAATCAGAATTTCCATATTGTTTAACATAATCAATATTTTCAAAAGATATCATAATTATATTATAGGTATATATAATATTATACAGATATTTTTAAATGGTTGGTAAACTAAATATATTAATTTTGATTTTCAGTTACTTTTTCGATTTTATAGAGTTTCTTATATATATCCCTACATCTCGATTTATAAAATATTAAATTTCTTATGATTTCACAAGATATTCCTATTTTATCGCTAATTTCTGGAATTGTTAAAGTGTTTGGATGTGTTGTCCAATCATTAGAATTGATATTATAAAGAGAAAGGATATATTTATTATAGTTTTTATTTTTACTTCCTGGCGGTCTGCCTACTTTTTTGATTTCTTTATTATCTTCCATTATATATTTAGTTTATATAATAATATCTATATGACTATAAATGTTAATTTATTTATGTATTATAACTTAATAAAGATTTTGCCTTAATTGAGATCTTGTCACTAATTCCCCCCCATCATCATCATCCATTCCTCCAACCAATCCCTTACCCTTCTTTTTATGTCTTCGTCTTCTTCCTTCACCGTCCATTTCTCCATCCATTCCTTCTCCTTCACCTAATCCTAGTAATTTCGCAACATCATAGCCTGTTTTTATTGCTGGCAATACTTTTTTAACCACACCTGGAACTTGTGAGATGATATTTCTTAATCCTGTCATAAAAGATCCTCCTTCTCCGCTTGCTTGTTCGATAGCAACAACCGGACTGTTCAATGCCTCATTTGCGCTGATTATGCCGATTTGAGTCGTCGTTCTACCGTCTGAAATAGTGGCTACTCCCTCGCTTAGAACGACAATATACATAGTCGCGACGATAGGCGTTGTCGGGTTGATATTGGTAAACGTTGCCGTCATTTGTAGCTGTAGGTTATTTAATTGACCAACACATTGCAAATCTGTTAATCCGATATCGATCGATGGACATAATGCAAGAACAGACCCAACCCCGCTAATAATACGATTAGATCCTGAACCATAAGAACCATACCATGAATTAAAAGATAGATCGCAACCGTTCCTTTTACTAATTTCATAAAGCTGTCTGCTGTTGGCGCTTGCTAATAAACCGGATCTATTACCAAAACTTACACTTATATTTTCAATTCGTAAAAATGTATCTGTTTTATTAATGTTAAAATCTTGATTTCGTAATCTTGCATACACATACATCCGCTTTGGGATACTATTGATTTGTATGTTATTTGACGCAATTGTTACACTCTGGCCTGGATTAATAGGGGTTTGGTAGTCAGTAGGGTATCGTTCACATGTGATATAGCTATACATAGAAGATCTCGGGATACTTGTAAGTTCTTGTGGAGTGAAATAAGTAAATAATAAGCTAGGTTGGCCTTGTATAGATATTGATGTAGATGTGAAGACTGCGGGATCACTGACTGCTTTTGACAGTAAACAAGCGATAAGGTTATTATCTAATGTATATGTAACATCCAAAGATTGAACACCAATAAAACCGCTTCCAAGGGGTCCCGAATAATCAAATGGAGAGATAAGCATAGGTTCGGCAATAGATAACTGTAAAGTTGCATTTGTAGGTGTATTTACTAAGATTGTACATCCAACGAACCCCCCTCGTTGGTCAGTGCCGATTTCTGAAGAATTAAATGAAGAACCTAAAGGATTTCTAACTGTATTGATTAATTCATCGTAATTTTGCGATTGATCCAAATAGCATGGAGACTCAGTTAGCTCAGATTTATATCTATCATAGCCATATCGAGATATTCCTGTGACAATATCATTCAAAGGTATCGAAAAGCTACCATCGTTAATTCGAACTACTAAATTCTGAGTCGATCTACTAAGTGGTAATGCCCTCGGCGCCATCGTAAGACCCCATCCATCTAATAGATTATTTCCTAGTGATGTAGTTCCAACAAAATTAATATTAAAAGTAACATATGCAACTACTTTTTTGCTTATAATTGTGGTCTGATTTGGTGGTGGACAAGAAAAATTGAAATTACTTGTAGAGAATGAGCTCGTGGTAAACACTTTATAGGTCGTCTCGCTGGACCCCTTAAAAACATTATACATTTGAGTTTGATTAATCGCTGTTTCTGCATATAAACTTTTAACTGTTTGGATTGGTACTATATTACCCGACATATTATATATAATAGATATATAAATAAATTTTATAAATTAATGTATTGAATCTTTTAAAGTAAATAATATTTTTATAGTAAAATATTTCCCGCTTGGTATATAAATAGGATATAATTGACCTAACCCATCAGTCCAATATAAATTTATATCTACAGTTCTTAATGGATCATTACTTATTAAATCAACCCATCTATATATTTGTGCATTATATTGAAACCAAGAACTAGTATATCCTACAACTGAACGGTCGGGTTCGAAATCTGTAATAATATTTTGTGATGAATCCGTATTGATTGATAGTTTGGTCTGTATATATTCCTCTTTTGTTCTCATATTTGATGACGTCATAATAATCGATTTTAAAGAGCCCCAATCATTTAACACATTAAAAAATGAATTCATCGAATAGGCACCTACGTTTACAAGCGCCCCTATAGGGTTATTTGATATCAAATTGTTATTACCAGTCTTTTCCACAACAAATAGGACGTCTTTTCCTGTCGGTGAATTATAAGATACTCCTATATGCGGTATTGGTTCATAAAATTCGTGTAGTGAAAAATTGCTGTATATTTTAATTCCGGCACTTGATACACTTTGACATAAATAAGTAGTATCTGCGATTAATGACAAAATTTTAGCTGATGGATCATAAACAACATAAGGAGGACACAGACCGGGATAGCCTGGTGCATTTGATGCCATGTAAATATGAGCATCATATAATGCTTGATTAGTTGAATCAATAAAATTCTGATATGAGTAAATAGGACTAGTTCCATTTGTTGTTGTCGATGTAGCCCAAGGGATATAATTTAAATATATTCTATAATCAAATCCACTATAGCTAAATGTGAATGAATAAAAAAGATTGTTTGGCGTCCCATTTTGATTATTTGGCCAAAGCATTAAAGGAATATCAAAACCTGGAATACTAAAACGAACTATTGCCATGTGATACCTTGAAGGATTCGCGATTAAAGGACTTGATCGTGTTTCAGTAAAAAAAGCTGGTTGTGGAACATCTGATGTATTATTGAATAGCACATTATAATAAACATGGTCATCATTATATTTTAACATTATATATATATTTACTTTATATTTTTTGTTTCCAAAGTAACATATATATCTGGCTTATATCCCGATTCATGTATTTTATCATAATATTCATCTAATGTCATATCTCTATTATATAATCTAGCGAGAACATGACGCCCACATGTATTAATTCCATCTTTTAATTCTTGTAAAGGATAATTATTATATTCAATTTCTTTATAATTAGAATTCATTATTAATTTTATCAGATATGTATGATTTAATCCTTTTTTATTTTTGTAACTTTTAGATATATGCCTTAATTGTTCATCTATCATAAGACCGTATGGATCAAAAAATTCTATCCTATCTTTATTAACTTCGAAAATTACACACCAATGACCATGACCATCTCGTGTTTCATACAATATAACACATGATTTATAAGGTCCTAATATTGATTTTAAATTAGTGTATTCTTTCAGTTGATTATACGTCATTAAATTTGTTTTTGCATGAAATACAATATCTCTTGAACTTAGTGCTTTCTTCATTAATGTTTTCATATCCATTTATAAACTACGTCTATAAAATATATACTCCTGAACTATATAATATATATTGCGGATAATTTCGGCATATAGTAACCCATCTAGAAGGTAATTTTAATATTCTATCTATTTGTTGTTTATCTAAACCGCAATACGTCTTTAAAAACCTAATTATATGGTATTTACTCGATCCATTAAAAAATGTTACATGTGACGATTCATTTAATAGTGTCCTTGTATATTTATAATTCATCATTAAATGTTCAGTATTTACTACATATATATTATTATGTCTACCCGTCTCAAGTATATCATCCCTTAATTTTAAAACTGTCTTTTTTATCTCTTCATCTGGTATTGTTGCTATATCGTCGAAAATACACAAACTATTTGACAATTCAGATGTTTTTATTGGATCATCAAGTATTTCATCATTTAATTTTATTCTAATTATTTTTAAGTTATCAAATGCTATATCCTCCTCTAATCTACTAAATACATATACTTTGTTCTTTGGAAATGCTTTTTTGTATTGTTCGATATATTTAGCTGTATATGTTGATTTACCTGATCCACTCGCCCCAGCTATATACAACACCTCTCTAGTGTCACTATTAGGATATGGCACTATTTCACCCGAATTTAAAACTATTTCTTTCTGGTCGATTTCATTATACTTCTTTTTAACATCTTTATATTTATTCTCAAATTCATCGCTATATAACTCATTAATTTCTGAGTCAGATTTTAACCATTTAGAAAGTTTTTTCATATCAGATATCGTTAATTTATTTCCTAATTTAAATTTTATGAAATCCTCATTAATAAGATCATAAGGATCATCATGTTCTATTTCTTTTGTTTGTGTTGTTTGATCAGTATTAATTTTTATAATTTTATTGTTCATCTTTGGAGTAGATGAGTTAATTATTTTTGCTATTGATCTGCCTATTGTATAACTCAACATTATATTTATTATACTATTAATTAATATAATGTTTTTTCGAAATTTTAAACAAACTTATTTTTTAGTCCAAATCATCCTCTAAAGCTTGACCGTATCTTAGTGTATCGTATCGATTTGCGAATCTAGTTATTATTTTTGAAACAATATAAGGATAACCTGAAAGTACTTTATCGGCATCTTGATATATAAAATCGACAATTTCATTATTTAATAATCCGGCACATTCTAAAGTGTTTAATACAAATTTCTGACAGTTTGCACTTACTG